GAGTGGGAGGCGTCCACGTACGTGAACCCGGAAGCCAGCAAAACCGCCGGAATGTACACCGACAGCAACCCGCCCGTAGCCGCAGTCACCTGCGAACCGGAACCGGTCGCCGCAGTCCACACGCCGTTGTTCTGCGTGAAGTACTGAAGCGCGACACCGGACCCGCCGCCACCGACAAGCTGCTCGGTGCCGCCGCTAGCCGCGTTGCATTCGTTGATGGTCGCCGCACCCGACGTCGCGCCGATCAGAAAGATCGTGACGCCGGTTGCGTTCTTCAGGTTCACGCGAACCTTGCTGGTCGTGGCCGACGTGGCTGCGTTGAACAGGTCACCTAGGCCCTGCCTTGCCGACATGGCGTTTCCTTCCTGCCGGATCTGACCCCGGCATGGTTATTGATCAGGTACGGGTACCGGACAGTTCCACGAACGCGGACAGCGTGTTGCCGCCGTTCTTCGGGGTGATCGCCGACTGAAGCCACGGCCGGCCGTCCACACGCTCAACCACCCGGTAGGCGGTCTTGTCGGTGGAGAACAGGAAGTGCGGCGAAGCGCTGACTTCCATGGCCTGCCGGTCACCGACCAGGTAGAACGACGGGTCGATGAGCATGATGTCGCCGGCGGTGCCGAGGGTCGGGTGCTTCTCCGTGAAGTACACCGGCCGGCCGTAAATGCTGACCGGGGGTGCGTTGACGATGCCGGGGACGCCGGGGGCGTTCGCGGTGAACCACACCGGGTTGGAGTTGCCCACCGCACCCGACACGGCCATCGTGGCGAGCTGCGGGAACGTGTCAATCGACGCGACCCAGATAGCGCGGCCCATCGAAGACGGGAACAGCCGCGCGTACATCGCAGCCAGGTTGTCCACCACGATCGTGTTCGCACCCTGACCGGACACCGCAGTGGCGGTGACAGCGGCGTTGCAGTTCACGTAACCGAGCGGCTGACCGGAACCGTTGCCCTGCATGAACCGGTAGTCCTCTTCGAAGGCGATGGCCTGCGGGAGGGTCGCTTCCAGGTACGCACCGAAAGCGTTCGCGTCGGCGATCAGCTCGTTCGGGGCGGTCAGGTAGGCCATCAGCTTCTTCGCGTCGAGCCAAACCTGCTGGAACTTACCGGACGACTCAGTGGGCGCGGTGGCCTCATCCACCCAGTAGGTCTGGATACCACCGAACACCGTGGTCACGTTCGACGTGGCGTCCACGGCGGGGATACCGACCCGCTGCACACCCATCGGGATGACCGTCGCCCGGGGGCGGATCACAGCCGACTCCAGGGCGATCATCAGCAGGTCCGACCGGAGAACCTCGGGGATGAGGAACCCACCGTCGGACGGGGCGTCGGTGCCGTAAGTGTTCTGAAGTTCAGCGACACGGTCGAGGCGCTTCAGCAGGTCCACACCGTTGGACAGCCGGTTGATCGAACCACCCTGCAAGGCCAGCGCGCGGAAGTAATCCGACTGCGAGTTGAACAGGGTGTCGATCTCACCGCTGCCCATCGCGGCCTTGTTGTACAGACCGTTCCGGCGGATCTTGAAGTAGGGGTCATTGGACTGGGCCATGCCAGCGACTTCCGGCCGGCCGTTCGCCGACAGGTCCACCTTCGGCGTGCCCTTGGTGCCCATCAGGTCAGCGAGCCCCATTTGGAGCTGCTCCTTCACCTGGGCGGACAGGTTCGGGTCCGACCCGTGGACCTTCTCGGCGTACGCCTTCAGGAACTCGTCCCGGGTGCCCTTCTTGGCGAAAATCTGCCCGACCTGCTTGGGGTCGTTGAGCACTTCTTCCAGCTCAGCGGCAGTCTGCGGGATTGCGGTCACTTTACGGCCTCCTCATATGCCGCTAGGAAATCTGTGGGGCTCCAGTCCCCGTGGTTGCTGGTCCCGTCGGACCAGAGCTTCTGATGTGCCTTCAAGTGGTCTTCGGCGGCGGAGCGGTTCGTCAGGTCTTCCGTTTGCGGGAGCCTGGATAGGGCGTTGTCCACACCGGCGCGGTTCGGTGCGGCACCGGGGGACTTGTGGTGCGGCAAAGCCCAGTGCTGCCGCTCATCGGGGGAACCAGCGGAATGCTCACCAGCGCAGATAGCCCGGAAATCAGCAGCGGAAGAACACCCGGCCATCGCCGCGTTCCCATCCCACGGCGAGTCGTCGTAGGAGGCGTTCTTCTGCTTCTTGTTCTTCTTCTTCGCACCGGGCTGGCTGGTGAAAATCGACAGGTCCCAGTCGTTACGCGGGTCGGCTCGCTGCTGGCCCTGGATTCGGTCGGCCAGCCCGGCGTCTACGGTTTCCTGCGCGGAGAACCACGTCTCAGCACGCATCAGGTCCCGCCACTCGCCAGCAGGCTTACCGGTGCGGTCGGCGTACACCTGGGCGATGTTGTTGCTGGTCTTGTCGAGCAGGTCGGCGAGTTCCCGCATGTCCGCGGCGTTACCAATCGCCATGCCGAAACCGTCGTGAATCATCATCTGGCCGGTCTTCGCGATAATCACCGGGTCACCGGCCATCGCGATAACCGACCCGATGGACGCGGCCAAAGAGTCGATGTACACGGTGACGCCGCCGCGCTGGGCGAGGTAGTTGTAGATCGCCATGCCGTCGAACACTTCACCGCCAGGGGTGTTCAAATGCAGGTCAATCGGCCCGTTGATCGCGGCCAAGTCCTTGATGAAGTCCTGCGCGGTGACACCGACATAACCGATCTCGTCGTAAATCATCACCTCGGCGGGGGCGTCGGCTTTGTTGACGATCCGGTACCAGTCGGTGCGGCCCTGGCGCAGGTTCATCACACGCCGGGAGGTCCGCCAGTATTCGGGCTTCACAGCAGTGCCCCCATCCGGGCGCGGTTCATCAGGGCGGTACGCATCCGGTCAAGCTGGTCGGCGGTGACACCATCACCAGCCGGGTCCAGGCCGGGGTTGTCGTTCTGTTCCTTGGGTGTCATCCCGGCTTCGAGACCGCCAAGGCCAACCACGTACGCGGCGGATTCGGGGGTGTAACCGCCTTGCACCAGGAACAGGGCCGCCTGCGCCTTGGAAATGAGTTCCTTCGCGTCCGCTTCACGGTTCACCGGGCGGGGGTCGATGTAGTCGAACTCGACACCCTCACCGGTCGAACCGAACAAAGCCAGGAACTGGTTGTTCAGAACGTCCTTGATGTCATCGAGCCGGGGCACAACCTTGGAGTCCTGGAAGATTTCCTCAGCGGTGATCGCGTTCGCCCGGTTGACGTCTTCGCTGATGCCGAGGATGTGCGAATGGACACCCCACGCCAGCTTCGTCATGTCCCGTGACACGGTGCGCAGGTTCGCGAAGTCCATGTCACGCTGGGTGATCGCGTTCGGCGTCCACGTCGCGCCGTTCTCCAGAACCCCAACCCGGTGTGCCCTGCTGACGCCCTGGTGGGTTTCACGGAACTGGTTGACCAGTTGGTCGAACTCGCCGTCGGACAGCTCGTTGGGGGTGGTGATCATCCCCCCGGGCTGCGCGCCGTTGAGGAAGAAGTTCCGGTTGTAGTTCGACGCGTACGTGTCGGCGTCGATGTCCACCAGCACCGACTGCACCGGCCCCAGGCCGTGATACGGGTCACGGGGGTCCGGGTCCTTCAGCATGATCACTTCGGCGGGCTTGAACGGGATCTGCTGACCATCAGGGCCGGTGTAGATGTAACCCGCCAGGAACGAGTCGGTGCCGGGGATCGGTTCCATCCGGTCAGGGCGCACCGGCCACAAACCCAGCGGAATGGTCCCGGTGCCGTAGTCGATCAGCCAGTACGCCTCACCGGCCAGTTCACGGTGCTGCTGCTGGGCTCGGATGAACTGCGTGTTCGTGTAAAACGGGTTCGGGCTGTTCCACACCTTCAGCGCCTGATGCTGGATCACCTCGGTGCGGTTGTCCGGTCCCTCATCGGAGGTTGTGTACCGGACCCTGCCGTCCACGGGGTTCTTCCGGTACAGCTTCCACTGCGGCTTCGCAACAGCGCGGGTGATGACATCCACCACCGCGTACACCGTCGGGTTCACCGACATGGCACGCATCAGCATTTCGCGGGAGTTGTTTCCGCCGAGGAGAACCTGCGTCTTCAGTCCATACCGGCCGGCTGGCGCGTACGGAACCGGGGGATTGGTGGTTGCTCCCCTGATCGAGCGCACCAAGTCGCCGACCAGAGAACCCATGTTCAGCCCCGCAGCTTGAAGTCAAGAATGAGCAGCGACGCACCCGTGACCATCCACCCGGCTACCGGGTTAGAGGTCCACGCACCGATGCAGAACGCGGCCAGGGCCACCAGGACAAGCAAATTGCGGCCAAGAACCGTGAGAACTGTCGAAATGACGACTGCGAGTGCCTTCGAGTTCAGCACATCACCCAGAAGAGACCGGGAGTTTGGTGCCGAAAGAGCTGCCACACCGTCAGAGTAGCATGTTGTAAGTGCCGCTAACATGCAGGCTGACCTGGGGTGGTATGACAGATGGCGACTCTACGTGACGCGAAAGAACTGCTGTCCTACAGCGCCCGGGAAAACCTCGAAGCACTCAACCTAGGACCCGCGGATTCCCTCGCCGCACGGCTTGCCATCCAATACGCCGCGGCCATTTCCCGTAACCAGGACGATCCCGCCATACTCGCCAAA